AGTGACCTGAACGATTTCAGGGACGCGCAGAACACGATGCACAGCGGATCGACGCAGCCGTCCTATGTTCAGACGTGGATGATCTGGGCGGATAGCACAGCATCGAACGCTATATATAAGATTTATGACGGGACCGACGACATCCCGCTTGCAGTGGCCGACGCGACGAACAACGTCGCACGGGTCGCGCTCGATAATGATCGAGATACGTACATTGTGTCGGCAACAGACGACCAGATGGATTTCTATTCGTCGGCGTCGATGCGGATGTCCCTAACAGCATCTGCGCTGACCATGTCCGTGCCTATTGATTTCAATGGACAGAGCGCCCAGTTCGACGACGCGACCGGCATCAACGACGCCAACGGTAACGAGTTGGTGCTTTTCCAGACGACCACGTCGGCGGTCAATCAGATCGACATCACGAACGCGGCGACCGGGGGCGTCCCGCGTGTCGATGCGACCGGCGACGATACGAACATCAACTTCGGCATCGGCGCAAAAGGCAGCGGTGTGGTTGAGTTGTTCAGTGGTGCAGCAGCAGACAGTTACAGCCTCGGGAACCTGAACAGCGCAACGACACTCAAGATCGCGAACGGTAACATCCAGCACGCTACGATGACGGGTTCGTTCACCCTCACCGCACCGAACGATACCGAGAGCGGGTACATCGAACTGGAGTTCACGATTGACGGCACTGGCGGGTACACGTTGACCCTCTCAGGGTTTAATGAAGTGAGCGGAGCCGTCGACACAACCGCCGGAACGGTCAACGTGTTAAGGATCGCGAAGATGAACACAAACACATACCTCGAAGTCGTACAGGCGGTGTAATATGACATTGTATTTCTGGAATGATGGCTCCCCGACGAAAGCCAAAGTCACGGGCGGCGGAAATAAACAGCGCCTCAAACTCCCGTCTGGTGTTGTATTGACGGGCAAGGTGGAGCCTGACCCCTACCATGACCTGTACCAGTATACCGAAGTCGGCCCGGTCCCCAACGAGTACCAACAGCCCGGTTCAGTGTCGTATGACAACGACGGGTACACGATCACGGCAACCCGGACGGTGGTCGACCAGCCTCTCGATAGGGTCAAGGACCGGTTGAAGCGGAAGGTGAAGGCCATACGCGACAACGTCGTCAATGCTGGCATCGAGTTCCAAGCTGTCAGCGGCGACCCTGTATATGTCGTCCAGACAGACGCCGACAGTCGCCGGGAACTCACCGGCGCGGTCGTGGCTGCGAACGAGGATAACCTGACCGTGCAAGCGTGGCGGATGGCGGACAACGAAGTCGTCGTCATGGACATCGCCGACTTCAAGGCAATGGCGCTTGAGGTACGTAATCACGTCAACGCCTGTTTCGAGCGACAGGCGGCGCTTGAGGCTGAGATCGACGCCGCAGATGATGTCGGTACTGCCGTCGCCATCGACCTCGATGCTGGCTGGCCGGAAACGTCGTAATGACCTTATTGATGCGTCCTACAATTAGCGGGGCAACAGCCGCCAACCCGGTGACATATTCGTTTGCGGGGTCATCTGTTGATGCGAATAACCTGACGACCTATACATTTTCAAATCATAGTATAGGAACAGCCAGCGCAACTCGCAAGGTTGTTGTGTGCATCGCTGGCAATGGTACTGCGGCAGGGCGGTCAGTGTCATCAGTGACAGTTGGCGGGGCTTCTGCGACGGAATTGATAGATTACCAAAACCCAACAGGCACCGACCAAGTGTCGGCAATGTACCAGATAGATGTATCCAGCGGGACGACGGCAAATATTGTTGTCACATTTAACGACACAATGGCCGATATGGGGATAGGTGTTTTTGCTGTTTACGATGCGGCGGTATCTGTGACAGCAACAGACACAGACCCGTCTGAACCCGGGGCATTGTCAATAAACGTCCCCGCCAATGGCGTTGTTATCGCATGTTCACGTTCTGATAACGGAACGACATGCACAACAACTGGTGTAACTGAGGCATATGACGAAAATATCGACAGCAACAGATATCATTATGGCGGCGCAGCTACATTCGAGACGGAGCAAACGAGCCTGTCAATCGGATTTGATGCATCCGGCAACAACCAAACCTCAATCGCAGCTTCATGGGGGCCGGCATGATGGAACATAGGACAAGGTAATGGCTAAACAAACCGCTGCACCCAAGCCCTACCGCAAGCGCAACGTGCGCCGTCATATGAAGAAGCATCTGCGCCACCGCAAGAACATGAACAAGCATTCTGGAATGTGGGGGTCGAGGTGATGGACAAAGAACAACGCTCCGACTTTGGCCGTATGTGGTCTGCCATTGAGGAACTAAGGCGCAACGCTGATGTACGTCAGCAGAAACTTGAGACGTTTGAGCAATACCAACGAGAGCGTAACCATGAAATCATTAGTGAAGTATCTAAGGTTGACGCCAAGATCGAACTGATGCGGATTGATTTACAGAAGCACATGATTCAAGAGGAAAGTCTCAACAAGTCGTTTCTCAAGAAAGGATTATGGGTTCTTGGCGCGATGGTATCGGCGCTGATCGTTTATATCTGGCAGAATACCGTAGGTCATCCAATAAAATGAGCGGATGACGAGCCTCGCTGCCTATTTGAACCCCCAACTGGATAAGGACGCAGACCATGCTCCGACTTCCGATTATCTCAGCCGTTGTTTTTGTTTTTGTTCTCTCCGCTTGCCAAACCACTTCGCAAGCGATCGACGCAACTCCAAAAATTGAAATCAATATCACAGACGCCGCCCCGACTTATAACCCCGGCGATGTTCTGTCTGTCTCTTGGGTTTGCCGAGAGGCGCAAGCTGTTCGTTTTCTTTCCGGCTCCCCATCGCCTGAAGCTTTCATAGCCGCGCTCAAGTTGTTCGTCCGTCAGCAAAAGTGCGTAGCGTTTGACACTGACATTCCAATCAAACTCAAGATGCACGAATACAGCTTTGATGGTGTGTTCGGCCCCGGCGAAGCATGGATGCTTGAGACAAGTGACGGAAGCCCGGTCTTTGCGCTTTTGAAACCGGCAAAACTTTCTGGGAGGGATGCTTGAAATGGCTACCAAAACTGTCAGTGACGAAGAGCTGCAAGAGACGGTAAACATTTACGCACGTCTTGGCACTAATACGGCAACCGCTGCCGAGTTGGGCGTGGAAGATAGCACGGTCAGGCGGCGCAGGAAGATGGCGGCAGAGCGGGGCATAACGCCGAAGCTGGATGATGCCAGCCAATCAGCGGAACTTCCCAACTTCCCCGACGATGATGTCAGTGCCGAAGAAATCTTGGGCATGATGGAAAAGCGCTTTGAAAAGCGGCTACAGCATCAGAAGTCGCTGCGTTGGTTCCCGATCAAATTCAAGTCACTTGAGCCGGTCGGGGTTGTTGTCATTGGCGACCCGCACCTTGGTTCTAACGGATGTAACATCCCGCTCTTGCGCGAACACGTTGACCTAATGAAAAAGACGCCAAACTGCTACGCCGTGAACATTGGCGACACAGCAGACAACTGGCCGTGGGGATCAAGACTGATTGCCCAATACGCCAACAACGACGTATCAAAGGCGACGGAGCGCAAGCTGGCGCGGTGGTTCCTTGAAGACAGTGGCATTCCGTGGATTGTCTGGCTTGAGGGCAACCATGACCACATGGACGGCGGCTTCGTCCAATACCTTCGCGCCATCAATGCCGACGTTATTCCTATGGTTGATTGGCGGGCGCGGTTCCGTCTTGTTTTTCCTGGCGATGTTGAGTGCCGCGTGGACGCCGCGCATAACCACAAGGGCCATTCCATGTGGAACCCGCTACACGGTCAGACTAGAGCCGCTCACATGGACGAAGACGCGGATATCTATGTCGCAGGGCATCACCATACATGGGCGCTGATGACACAGGAAATGCCGGACGGTCGCATAATCCATATGGCCCGCGCTCGCGGCTATAAATATATCGACGATCACGCGCACAGGCATGGCTTCTACGAGCAGCAGCACGGAGCATCAATTATGTTCGTAATTCGCCCGAAGCACCATAACAACTCCATTAAGTTTATCCGCTCATTCGCTGACGTTGAGGATGGGTGTGAGTACCTTAATATCGTTCGCAAGAAGGATGGCAAATGAGAACTTATTGTGGCTGGAATGATATATGAAAACTGGCAAGATGTTCCAAGCGCGGCTTGGCCCTGCGAGTTCTTTTCGCCGAAAGAGATTGCCTGCAAAGGGACTGGCGAAATCCTCGTCAACGTGGCGGCTCTACAGGCGCTTGATGAATTCCGCAAGGCGCTCGGCGTCCCGTTCTCTCCGAACAGTGCTTATAGGTCCGCGTATCACAATGCACGTGTGGGCGGCGCACCTCTCAGCCAACACCGCCTTGGCACGGCTTTCGATATCCCGCTGGCTGTCGGATCAAAGGAAGCGATTGAGGGCGCGGCTCGATCTGTGGGCTTCACCGGCTTCGGGCTAAATTACAGGACGTTCGTGCATATCGACATGGGCAGAGCGAGGACTTGGTAATGTGGGACTTTCTGGCATCGGCGCTATTCGGGGCGGGCACGGGCGGTATCGGCCTAATCCTTGGCGGCATAGGCAAGGCCTTCACATGGTATGCCGAAGAAAAGCAGAAGGCGGCCGAGCACCAGCGCGTCATGGAAATGACCAAGCTGCAGCACGATCTGCGATCCAAGGAACTGGAAATTGAACGCGAGATTGCCCTAGAAGATGCGGCCGCACGGCTTCGTGAGGCGTCATACAGCCACGACAGCGCCACCGGCAAGGCAAGCCAGTGGGTCGTGAATACCCTGCGTCTGGTGCGTCCGTCGCTGACGGGCTTACTGGTGATCCTTCTGGCCGTGATTTATCTGACGATTGCCGATCTTGGCGCAAAACAGGAGATCGTGTCCAGCGTAATCTATATGGCTGTGTCGTCGGTGACTTGGTGGTTTGGCGACCGTATGACTGCGAGAAAGAAATGAGCGTCGTAGACTTCCCCGGCGAAACCCGGCTTGACCTCGACCCCAAGCGCATCCTCGAAACCGCGCTTGAACAGGACTTTGAATGCGTCCTAGTCGTCGGATGGAAGAACGACGGCGATATGTACCTAGCCGGATCGGCGGCAAACACGCTTGAGACTATCGCCACACTCGACATAGCCAAGGCCGCGCTGCTCAAGGACATGGTGGATTAGGTCATTCAATGCCGCCGCCCATCTGGACAGGTTGAATACGCCGTCGATTAGTTTACTTCTCATTTCTTCACAATCTCCAACTCATACCCCAAAGCATCCAGCACCTTTTCAAGTCTCATCCATGGCTGGCTCCGCTCTAGGTTGCGCCTGTATGAATTTAAAAGCTGTGGCGATATGTTCGCCGCTTCTGCGATCTGGCACGCAGGGCGTCCATCTTCGACGCAGAGTTGATTGAGGATTTCAGATATTTCAGTCATTAAACTTCTCCGCTTCCAGAATTGCGTAGCCAATCATTTCGGGGATTTGCGGGACGACGGCGTTGCCATATCCACGCCACTCGCCCATCCAATCGGAAAACCCATTATCCACGCCGATAGATTTGGCCCGGCTAGGGCACCGAATTGCGCTGCATATTTGTGTTGGGGGCGCTTCTGATGAGAATAATGGGGATCGTTCCATATAGCGGCTAAACGTGAAATCTTGCCACTCTCTTTCCAATCGCTTGCTGTTGGGGAAGGCCACAATCCAGACGCGATCCCGCAACGTCGGTCGTCCAACGTAGTCAGCTTGCAAGCAGTGCCACTCCGCGTCATACCCGATCTCGGCCAAGTCTCCGAGTATTCGGCCAAACCATCCGCCTCGTTTTTCGCTAGGGCCACTAAGCAGGTTTGCGACGTTCTCCACGATGACGTAGCGCGGTCGTAACTCGCCAATAAGTCTGGCGATTTCGGACCATAATCCCGACCGCGTTCCCTCTCCGAGTCCGACTTGGCGGCCGGCAACGCTAATGTCTTGGCAGGGGAATCCGCCTGTGATGACATCAACGGCAATTCCATCGGCAGTAAGTCGTTCTTCTGTGACATTTCTCACATCCTCATAACAAGGCACATCCGGCCAATGCTTCGCCAATACGCGGCGTGGGTAATCCTCAATCTCGCAGAACGCGACAGTCTCAAATCCGCCTGTTCGCTCCAGGCCGAGGCTAAAACCGCCGATACCGCTAAACAAGTCGAGGACGCGGAGCTTAGTCATACTCACTGACCCTGCACGGGTATCCACACTCCTGATACTCAACCATGTGCCGGTCAATGGCATCAAAGGCGGCAATCCAAAAAACAAACGCCAGCGTAAACGCGATGGCAACCCCAGCGATAAAGTTATTCATCTTCCAACTCCTCTTTGATCCTGTCGTATGCAAGGCACCACTCTGGGTCATGCCCGGAAACCGTACCGAGTTCGCACCATCTGTCTGCCCCTGTGTCGCTCGCCCACTCATAGCCGTAATACTGGCATTCAGAGCATTCTTCGGCGCAGTTCTCAAAAGCGTCAGCGACAATCTGCCATTTATCCATTGTTGAGCATCCTTATCGCCTTGAGTTCGTGGATGCCGTGTTCAACCAAGAAGTCCACGGCTTTCGGAAAGTCAATTTCCTTGCGGTCGATCTGGCCGCGCAGAGTCTCGACGTACAAGCCGCCACGCTGCGGCTTGTGTTTGTCGAGAATGTTTTGAATTGATTTGTTCATTGGTTTTTCTCCCTTCCCGGCAGGGCGCTTATTGCGCCGCTGCCAAATTGACCTGCCCGCGTGCGTAGTCACGAACACGGCTCACTAAATCCAAGAACGAATGTTGAGCCGCGCCGTGAACACGCGGGTATTCATCAAACAAACGGCTTTCGGCGTGATTGCAGTGGCGAACAACCTGCGCCCAATTCAAGGCTGAACGGTCAATATCACCGTTCATAATTTTATTACGGAGGCTTGTTGCTTTTTGAAAGTGGTCTTGGCTAGTCATCTGCTTAACTCCCGTTTGCGTTGTTGATGATGTAAATATATATAAGTTTGCTTATCCTGTAAACACCTTTTCCGCAACGCTCTCAATTTTTTTTCGGGCATCCTCAAACCCGTTTCCGACGATAAATGCGTGGCCTATCGCCTCGACGTATTCGCCCCATGCTTTTTGATCCAGCGATAACCGACCGCCTTTTTCGCGCTTCATTTCAATCCATAGGTTCCATGCCGGGACGTGCAGATCAGAGACACCTTTTAAGACGCCTTCGGCCTTGAGCCGTCCCGCAGCCGCCTTCCCGCGATACCCGCCGTTTGGGATGGCGTATATCTTCACGCCTCGATAAGTCTGTCGAAACCATTTAACGAGTTCGCGCTGTTCTTCGTGTTCCGACTTCATGCCCAATCTCTTGACAATACTCGATAAAATTTTCCGTCGCGTTTATATTTTAAAACGCTCGGCGGCTCCCCGGCGTTCATTAGCCAAGTCAAATCTTCAAGGCCAGCCGCTTCGTTCGTATCGACGCCAGCACTATTCGCTATTGCGCCCAAGGTTCGCAGCGCCTTTTGACCCGCGTATCCCTCATGCGTGATCGGCAGATATTCAACAATCGGATCGTCGGTCAATGCGCCGTAATACGACACGGCGACCATCTCCTTGCCGCTCGACCGGCTGATATGCTTGCGCCACGACCAGCTAAACACGTTCATTTCCAGAGCGTCCAAGCCCATAATGTCGTCGTCGTGGAGCTTCGCGCCTTCGTCTTTCACTTCCGGCTCTGGGAACGGCTCGCCGCAAGACGGGCATTCCTTGGCCGATATATGCACCAGCTCGTCGCAATTCTCGCATACCTTTACCGGCGCTTCGCCTTCGCCTGATTTACGTCCCGGATCCACCGCCGTAATAGGGCCGTGAGATTGAACAGCGCCAGCAAAGTCGAGAACAAGGCAATGATCGCTGTGAGATTTAGGTCGCATCCCGCGCCCGGCCATTTGAACATAGAGCGACACGCTCGCAGTCGGTCGCGCCATAACGAGCAAGTCAATGTCGGGATAATCAAAGCCGGTGGTCAGGACGTTCGCATTCGTCAGCGCCCTAATCTCGCCAGCCTTAAATCGCTGAATAATATCGTCGCGCTCGGCGGCTGGTGTCTTGCCAGTAATTGTTTCGGCGCTAATTCCCTGCTCTCGCAACTCGTCTCGAATGTGATAAGCGTGATCTACGCCAGTGCAAAAAAATAACCATGCCTTACGCTCGCCAGCGAGCCTAATCGTTTCGCGCACGATCTTTATGTTTTGGCTTACAGTATCGACGGCCTTTTGTAGTTCGGACTCGATGAACTCTCCGCCGCGCTTATGAACGCCCTCGGTCGATAGCGTCAAGTCCGTCACCTTCGACCGCAGCGGCGCAAGATAGCCTTTGTAAATCAATTCCTCAATGCTCACCGGTTCAATTAGATCGGCAAATAACGCCGGGGCGTCTGTGATTAGACCATGGCCTAATCTGTATGGCGTAGCCGTTAAACCCACGACGCGCAGCTTAGGATTGATCCGCGTCAGTTCGTCGATAAGCGTTCGATATCCGCCTTCTTGCTTGTGAGAAACAAGATGACATTCATCAATAATCACTAAGTCAATATGTCCGATAAGTGCCGACTTTTTCCTGACCGATTGAATCCCGGCGAACGTGATTTGATCTAATCTCTTCGACCGCAAACCAGACGAATAAATGCCGAGAGGCGCGTTCGGCCAATGCTCACGCATTTTTTGAGCGTTCTGCTCGATAAGTTCCTTGACGTGCGTAAGCATGAGAATAGTCGTTTCAGGCCAATTCTGAACCGCATCCTTACATAACGCCGCCACAATATGCGACTTCCCCGATCCTGTTGGAAGCACCAAACAAGGATGGCCGCTGTTTGTACCAAGCCACGAATATAGATCATTGATCGCTCTTTGCTGATAATCACGGAGCATCAGAACGGAATCTCCTCTTCCTCAATCGTCCTGACTTCCTTCACCGTGGCGCCCGGAAATGTCTCGCGCACGCCGCGCACTAATTCGTGAGCGCAAGCATCACCGCCAGCAATCAACTCTTGCGACGTAAAAACGTGAGCGTCACCTTCGCCATTGCGAACGTCAACGCCGTTGATCTCATAGACGGCCTCATATGGCGACCCGCTATCCTTCATCGGCCACGGCACAAGGTCAGGATGCAGCACATGGCTATCGCAACCGGTGCGCTGATAATCGACCGGGATGCCCTTGCTTTGCCATCTTGCGCACGACCATTCGCCGTCGTCTTCCGCCGTCGCATGAGCGCAAGTGCGGCAATTGACTAACTTGGTCAACCGCTCCTTGTGGCAGAAACTATGAGCAGGGCAGAATTTGCACTGATACCAGCTAGGATTGGTCGAAATCGGATCAGGCATCCGCTCGGCACTAACGATGCGCTCGGCGCGTTCGATTAACTGCTTGGCCGCGTCTTTATCGTATTCTACGCGATCCGCGTACATACGATCATCGTCTTTGCAGACGGCGACATATAATCCGCGCTTTAGGCCGAGGCCGTGCATATAAAATTGCATCTGGCACCAGTGCATCGGCTTTGATTTTTTGAGCCCATTCTTTTCAAGATCATCAAACGACTTTTTTGCGTGCGTCTTAAATTCCAACAAGTGCGGCGTCTTTTCCGCGCCCAGTACGCCTTCACCAATACCGTCGATATGACCACCACAATGCTTTGGCATAGGGACAGCACGTTGATCCGAATGAATGTTGATGCCGATGGCTACCAAATCGGCCACGATGGTTTCTTCTTCGCGGTGGCCGCGACGGAATAGACGCAAGATGCGCCCCTCAAATTTCTCAACAACAGCCCACCTAAATGAGAGCCAAAGCCAGCGGTCACACGGATGGCCAATAATGGACCCGCCTAAATACGTGCGCGGCTTGTCCTGATTTTTTTGGTGGTGTTTGTCAATTAATTCCACTATGTTAGTGTCGAGTTCAATTTTCACGGTTGTCTCCTTTGATTACCTCCCAAAACTAAGGGGGCTGGCATAAAAACCAGCCCCCTCTATTTTTACTTTGCCCAAAACGGCGAAGCGGCAGCACTCGCCGTCGCGGCTTGCGCCGGGTTGGGCATCGGTGATGCGGACCCGCCACGAATCGGCTTAAAGCCCTTCACATCGTTGCTGTCGCCATATTGCTCGTCGTGTTTGACGGACAGTTTGATTTGAAGGTCGCCGCCAATTAGCTGGTCGGTGTCCTTCAATTCGCCCATACCCATCGCGTCACGCATCTGGCGAAGCTGGCTGCGCCCGATTTTCTCGGCGGTTGGGTTCGGATTGTTGATGTTGATGTTGGCGAACACCACGCGGCCCTCATGCGTCGGCCCTGTGATATCAAAGCGCATTTTGATATATTGGCCAGTTCCGGCTTTCGTCTGCGTCAGGTCGGCTTGGGTAATTTTCGCGATATACCAGCCAGCCGGTAGCGGATCGAACGATCCGCCTTCGTCTTTGTATTCGTCGTCGTTCAAGTCAAAGTCGATAAAAGCCATTTTGGCTACTCCTTCTCTATGGTGAATGATGGGCGACCCGGCTTTGTTGTAATCCCGTCAAGTAGCAGGTCGGTGACTGACGGGTTGGTTGCCTTCCAAACGGCCATGTTGATTTCAGGCTTCCACCGGAACAGGACGCTCAGTTGGTCAACAATGCCGTGTTCTGCGGCAATCTCTTGAACGCGGTCGCTGTCAACCTTGCGGATCATGCGTCCGGTGATCTTCACTTTATAATCTTGGCTGACGGTAGGCGTGATCGTGCCGTCCAAATCAGCAGGGACCATAATCGCGTCGAGCAGTTGGTCCTCAATCGACCGGCGTTTGTCTTGCGCCGCCTTCTCAACGTCCTTGGCGTCGATCCATTCTTGGAGCAGCGGGTCAATGTTATTCACAATGCGCCTCCGATTTTTTCAATGATCGCGCCAAGATCGCATTGCTCCCAAGCGTCGAGTTTGCCGGACCGATCTTTCGCTTGCCACAGACCATCCGTCTCAAGCATCAAAGCGCGTTGCATTACGCCTTCGGCGTCTTTCTCGACACGCAGCGCCGCCACGATATCAAAAAAGTATGGCAGGGCTTGGCCGGTCTTGTTCCCCGGCATTGACGGCGAGTACAACAACCGACCCATCTCGTCTTGAGTCTTTTCCAGTTTGGCCGAAAAATAGACGTTTTTATGCGGCAGATCGCGGAACGAGCGGATAGCCTCGGCCATCGTCGTTTGCATTTCGCCGTAGGCTTGGCGCGGGTCTTTCGCCTTTTTCATTTCAGCGCCAAGGCAAACTTCGCCAATCTCGCTGATGCTATCCAAAGCCACTGACTGAAATTGCTTCGCCTCGTCGCTCTCGAGCAGCCACGTATAGGCTTCGCGCAACGTCGCCATATCGGTGATTTGAATAAACGGCAATTCGCTATCGGAAATCGAAAGCAAACCGCCTTCCGCCGATAAGATAACCGGATCGGGCAGCGTCGGGATCAGCGAGGTTTTACCCGCGCCAGCTTGGCCATAGACCAAGATTTTAACGCCGTCTGCTTTAACGGCGTTTGTGTTTTGCAGATTAATCGCCATCAGGCTATCTCCTTTTTTCGCGCTGTCGGACAATCCGTTCGCGCTTTCAGTGTTTACAAATAATTTAAGTCGTCTTATATGTAAAGCACTAAATCATGGAGAATGAAAAATGACTATGAAACAAGTGCTGGCGTATTTCGGCACGCAGACCAAAGTGGCCGAGGCGCTAAAAATTAGCCAAGCGGCTGTAGCGCAGTGGGGTGATGAAGTGCCTTTGCTGCGGCAGTATCAGCTTGAGAGGATTACAGAGGGCAAACTTAAAGTAAAATAATCAAAGGAGATAACTGTGGAATATCAGAAGTTTTTGGTGAATAAAGCAAAATATGATCCACCCACAGGCATGGAGCCTTCTGGCTTGCCCGATTGCCTTTTTGATTTTCAAGAGGCTATCGTTAAATGGGCACTTCGCAGGGGGCGCGCAGCTATTTTCGCAGGCACTGGCCTTGGTAAGTCTCTCATGGAGTTGTCATGGGCCAATGCCGTTGCGGATCATACCAGTAAGCCGGTGTTAATTTTTACGCCGCTTGCCGTCGCAGGGCAAATGACCAGAGAGGCAAGTAAGTTTGGGTTGCCGTGCGCCCAGGTGTCTAGCCAGTCTGAAATTTGCGGCCCTGTATCTGTGACAAATTACCAGAAAATCGATCATTTCAATCTTTATGAATTGGGCGGCATCGTCCTTGATGAAAGCAGCATTCTAAAGAATGTTGATGGTCATTATCGCAGTCGCATAATTCGCGAAAGCCAATCAATTCCTTTTCGATTGGCCGCAACTGCTACACCGGCCCCTAATGACTTTATGGAGCTGGGCAATCATGCAGAGTTTCTTAGCGTTATGTCTTACACAGATATGCTGGCCACGTTCTTTACTCATGATGGCGGAGAGACGCAAAAATGGCGGCTAAAGAAATGGGCAGAAAGCAAGTTTTGGGAATGGATGGCGTCATGGTCGGTTATGTTGCGCCATCCAAAAGACCTTGGATTTAATGCTAAAGGATATGATTTACCGCCATTAAATCAAATCCAGCACACCGTCGCGGCTGATTATGCGCCATCAATGGAAACCGGCCTACTATTCCCAATGGAGGCTCAAAGCCTTGGCGAGCGACTGGCCGCTCGCCGTGACACTGTGCAAGAGCGCGTCAATATGGCCGCTCAACTGACGCCTAAAGACCGTCCTTTTGTATGGTGGTGTAACCTTAATAGTGAAAGCGATGCCTTGTGCAAGGCCATTCCAGATGCCGTTGATGTTCAGGGATCTGACAGCGACGATGCTAAAGAGCGAAAACTGATGGGATTTTCTAGAGGTGAAATCCGGGTTCTTGTAACTAAGCCATCCATAGCGGGGTTTGGAATGAATTGGCAGCATTGTTCGGATACTGGATTTGTTGGATTGTCAGATAGCTTTGAACAGGTCTATCAGGCCATTAGAAGGTTTTGGAGATTTGGCCAAGACAAGCCTGTAAATGTTCATTTCATTGCGGCTGAGACAGAAGGCGCTGTTGTCCAAAACATCCGCAGAAAAGAGGCAGACGCCGATAGAATGGCTCAAGAGATGGTTAAGCATATGGCTGATATCTCTCGCGTCAATATATCGGGGTCAATACGCGATAACCTTGAGTATCTGCCATCTCAAGAATTCAAATTACCATCATTCATGGAGGGACTAAAATGAGACATGCAATAGATCAGAAAATCACGGACGAATACGCAATTTATAATGGTGATAGTTGCGAGTTAATCCAGAATTTACCCAATGATAGCATTGGGTTCGGCGTTCATTCCCCGCCGTTTGAGGGGTTGTATAAATTCAGCAGCAGCGACCGAGATATTTCAAATTCTGAAGGGCAGGATTTTTGGGATCATTATGGATTTTTAATCCGTGAAATGTTTAGAATTACAATGCCTGGGCGGGTGCATGCAGTTCATGTTATGCAACTGCCTACATCAAAACAGCGCCACGGCCATATTGGTATGCGGGATTTTCGCGGAGAAGTGATCCGCGCGTATATGGACGCGGGCTGGATTTTCCATAGCGAAACTTGTATTTGGAAAGATCCAGTAGTGGCGCAGCAAAGAACAAAGTCGCATCGCCTTTTGCATAAGCAAATTACCAAAGATGCGGCTATTTGCGGTCAGGGATTGGCGGATTATATTGTTGCGTTCCGCAAACCCGGCGAAAACCCGGAGCCTGTAGATGGGATGTTTGAATATTACATCGGCACGGACGATATTGCATCGGTTGAGAGTCGTATTAATGGCGGAAAATCAAAAGCAGACGCAAAAAAATGGTTTTCTATTGAGATTTGGCAGCGTTACGCATCTCCAGTCTGGATGGATATCCGCCAGTCTCGAACATTGCAATATCGGCAAGGCCGCGACGAAAACGATGAGCAGCATATTAGCCCGCTTCAATTAGATGTTATTGAGCGGTGCATCCATCTTTGGAGCAACCCCGGAGATACTGTCTTTACCCCATTTCTTGGGATCGGCAGTGAGGTTTATGGGGCGGTTGAATTAGGTAGGAAAGGTATAGGGTTTGAATTAAAACCGTCTTATTACGCCCAGGCCGTAAAGAACCTGGATAAAGCAAAGCGTAATTCGCATGATCTTTTTGCGGCAGTAGAATAATGCAATCACGCAAAAAATCAGCCCTGGAGGTTACGTTAAACATAGGCTCAGGCGTGTTAATCGCCTGGGCTATGACGTATTGGGTTCTGCCTACCTGGGGATATCAATACGAACCGCACGAGGCGCTTGAAATAACTGCACTTTACACCACAGTGTCGTGGGTGCGGTCTTACGCATGGAGGAGGTGGTTTGCTAAATATGTCAAATGACATCATCAAAAAACGCGCCGAGACGCACGGCGATTTTCGAGATACGGCAGAAACAGCACAGGCACTAAAGGAGATTGTGGCAGAAGCCGCAGCTGGAAAACTATCGTATGTTCAGCATGAGGCGCTAGACATGATATGCTCTAAAATTGCGCGTATTTGTTGCGGAGATCAAAACGAGCCGGATCACTGGCTCGATATTCAGGGGTATGCAAAATTAGCGGAGAACGAAATAAATGACTGACCTAACGCGCATCCTGCCTCCGGGTTGGGATAGCAAGCCACATATTGATCCTCCTGAAGTACAGCTTGCCGACGCCATGCGTCAGGCCGGGATTGAGCCACCGAGCGAAATACACATAGACGGCCAGCTTCATCGATTTTCGACTAAAGGCCGAAAGAAAGATGATAGCGGCTGGTATATCATTTTTCCTGACGAGCCACAGGCGGGGCGCTTCGGCTGTTGGCGTGACGGTATTGAGGCCAAATTCATCGCGGAAATGGACCGCGAAATTACCGCCACTGAAAATATGGCAATCATGCGGCGTCAGAACGAGGCGCGTGCCGAGCGGGATAGGGCGCGGGAACGCAAGGCCGAAATGGCGGCTGATACCGTCGCAAAGATATGGTCAGACGCCGGGGCAGCTTCGCCGGATCATCCTTATTTAAGCCAGAAAGGCATCCAGCCTCACGGCGCTAGGGTAACGGGCGACGGTCGCCTTATGGTGCCTCTGCTTGATAAGGACGGTGATTTATCGTCGCTTCAATACATTAGCGGCGATGGTGAAAAGAAATATCATCCCGGCGGTACGGCCAAATCGTGCTATTGGATCATTGGTGATTTAGATAAAGTGTTATACGTCGCCGAGGGATTTGCTACGGCTGCGACGATCAACGAGGTGACGGGCGAGGCTGTTGCTATATCGTACAGCGCCGGAAATATTCTATCGACCGTTGAGATTATGCGGGAACGGTTTCATTCGACGCCCATCGTGATCGTGGC